TTCTGGCATCAACTAACGCAGACTTAATAGGAGACCAAAATGGCTATTACGACTACCGCTTACGCTACGACTAGCGGTAATCTTTACGGAGACCTGTCAACCGAAGATGCGTTGACGATTCAAAGTAAGATGCTACCTGTAGCGAAGAAGAACCTGACTTTTGCTCGGTTCGCTCAGAAAGATACCAAGGGCCGCAATGACGGCAACGTCATGCGACACAGACGGTACAAGAAATTTCCTCTAAACGATACACCGTTGGGAGAGGGTAAACTGAGTTATGCCCCCTAATCTGGCGACAGGTTAGTGAAAATGCCGTGAATTGCTGGGAACTCCAGACCGGACAATCAGCAGGGAAGCCCGAAAGGGAACCTTCAACGACTATCCCGAAAGGGAGTAGGATCAAGCGATCCGAAGTGCGGCACACCTCAAGTAGGTGAAGATATAGTCTGAACTTTATAGGAATATAAAGCAGTCCTTTTGGACGGTCTAAGTCTAGCGAACTTAGATGAACACTTTTGGTAACTCCCGATTTTGACCAGCTAGAAAGCGAAGTCATCAGCACAACCATCCGCCAGTACGGTAGATATGTGCCTGTGACTGACCTGATGGAACTGCTGGGACAAGATCCCTACATCAGTATCATCACGGAACGTCAGGCGCAGCAAGCTGCAGAAGTGATCGATCTGTTGTGCTACAAGACTTTCCGTAATCCAGCCAACACCATTTATGCTGGTGGGGCCGCAATTACCTCTCGTGCTGCAGTCAACGGGGTAGTGTCTACTGCCGATCTGGATCGTGCAATTCGGCACTTAGAAGGGCTAGACGCAGAGAAACTGACAGAGATGCTAGCAGCAACTCCTGACGTTTCCACGCAACCTTTGCGACCTAGCTATGTTGCGATCTGCCACCCGATCTTGCGCTACGACCTAGAGGCTCTAAATGGGTTCGTACCTGTCGAGCAGTACGCCAATAGCTCACAAGCAATGGACTTTGAGATTGGTTCCTACAAGGGAGTTCGCTTCCTGGTAACCACTCAAGCAGTTGCTTTTGATCGGGACGGAGACAACTCCCTCGGTGCTGGCGCAGCAGGGACATCTCTCGTAGAGGATGCTTCCGGTTCATATGCTGAAGTTTACCCGATTGTGATCTTCGCAAAAGATGCCGTAGGCACTGCAACTATCGGGGGAATGGACAGCATCGTTCCTAAAGTTGTCCGTCCGACACCTAGCGGAACCGATCCATTGGGTCAACGTGGTACAGTAGGATACACATTCATGCATGGTCAGTTAATCCTTAACGAGGATTGGATCATTACAATTGAAACAGGTGTATCAACACTGGCTTCCACAGTAACCACCGGAACCCTCTACGCAGCGAATAGCTGAAACCAATAAGTCTCGGGATTACTAAGATCCCGGGACACTCTCATCTAAAGGAGATGTTATGAAGAGCGATAAGATGCAGATGAGTTATGTGCCTCAGACTTCTGAGCACATTAAGATCACATCTGTTAAAAATGGAACGGATGTTTATGACATCAAGCTTCCGATTGGGGCAATCATCGATGACATTGTTGTTGTCAAGAAAACCCTTTTCGGAGTGGTGAATGCAGACATCAATCTAGGGAACACTACCACAGCAAATGACTATACGGCTACCGCAATTGATGCTGGTTCAGGTGGCTCTGCTGGAGTAGCTGGAGTAGATGCAGGGGATCGGATGACCCCCGTACCTACTGACCAGATTGTAAGAGTAAGCGTAACGGGAACCGCAGCAAATACTGCAGGAGTAGTATATGTCTGGGTGAACTACCGCTTCGACTCCAATCCCTACCCAACCCAGTTGGTGTAATTTCTCATTAAATTCGTGAGGTGGTCGTGTTCGGTCACCTTGCGAGTTTATACGCTTTAAACTATAATGTAGGCTAAAAATGGCTCAAGCCCAGTACTACGAACCATCTCTATCCCAAGCTTATTACAACCCCGGAACAGGACGGTTTTCACAGGTCTCTGCCCATGCTAACTTAGCCAAAGAATGGGACGGTGATCCGGCTAGTATTCCTGATGGATATGGGGTAATCCGCATTGAAATGGGACGAGATGTCCATGACACGGCTGAAGTAGCATCCTCGATTAACGGATTTCGGGTAGTCATTCCACGAGGTTCCGCACGAGTTGTTTCTGCCATTCACATCAATCGCTTGATGAACGAATGCTACGAAACTGAATACACTCAGACTCAATACTCTCGACCTCCCGAAGGATACCGCAGACCTAGATTTCCAATCTCATTGATTGTACCCCCTAAGAATTCTCCTGTGTTGATCGACCCCGACACCGGAAATGCTGCCAAATCAGAAGCAAAAACGGTGAAAGCACCTCCAAAACGGAAGCACAACTACACGGTAGAAGATGACATTAACGCTGGGGAACCTTCAGGATCGAGTTGAACGATTACTACAGGATACCGAAAATCGTAGATGGACAGTTGCAGAGATCAACGATTACATCTTTGATGCTCAACACGAGTTCATCCGCCTAACTGGATTCCCTTTATACACTACAAACGTTGATCTACAGGGGTTGGTTGCAACCTATGATGTGCCAACCCTGTCCTCAAACAGTGTAGAATATCCTGCCTTGATGGATATTCAACGTGCTCGGGTACGCAATCGTGCAGTAGAAATCCCGATCATCAGTCCCACCGTACTGGATGAGGCTTCTTCCTTTCTACATGAGCCTGTAGATGCAGATTGGCGTTCCCAGACAGGCCCAATCCGGGCTATTGTCTTGGATCATCAGTCCGCTTCCACCTTCCGACTTTATCCGATTCCTGCTGGCAACATCGTCAGTACGGTCACCGCTTCTTTTAACGCTACAACAACAACGATCACTGTTTCTGACGCATCAGATTTAGCAGTTGGGATGTATGTTGGTGGGAATACCAATATTCCTGAGAAGACTGCCGTCTCAGCGATCAGTGGCACTACGGTCACGCTGTCCAAAACTACGACCAATACAGGGACTGTTTCCAATGCGTCAGTCACGTTTGTATCGTCTAATGTTTTTTCCAACTACCTCCTACAAACTCCGACTACTGATGTGGATGCCATTAGTGGAACCGATCTGCTTTTTGATGCTAGCGGTTTCTTTCAGGGTACTACCGTAGTTCTACCGTCTATAGAATTGCAAGGAACTCGGAATCCTCCACGCAACGCTTTACAAAACTACGCCAACGTGGCTGGAGGAACAGACACTCCGATCATCGGATCACGCTTTCATGAAGCGTTGGTTTTCGGTGCAGTGGAACGGGCTTATCTCAAGGAAAACGAACTCCGCAACGTTCAGAAGAGCAATGTCTTCAGAGAACGATTCCTTCAATTCGTTGCAGAAGCAAGAAGAGAAGAGAGTGAAAACCGGATTCGCAGAGTAGGAGGAGCAAATCGGGTGAGAATGAAGGTTAGCAGGAGGTGGGTATGACGGTTTCCGTTGTAGGTTCAAACAATGAAACGGTAGTCTTTCAGACCCGTAAAGTTAAAGGGTCTGATCTAGAAACAGACGCAACACTTCTCGACCTTGACGATATTCCCATGCCCTCTGGTGTGTTGGATTCCAACAACCAGACCTATGCTAATTTCTCTGCACTCTATGCAGATCTACCAACAAACCAGAATATCCGTGGCCCACAAGGGCCACAAGGCCCAGCAATCGACAGTGTTTCGCTAGCACAGTCAGTCGATCTCTCCACCGTCACAATGACCTTCGGCTATACCCTGAATAATCAAGGGTATACTGTAGGAACCACACCCTCCTTTACGATTCCTGCTGGCCCAACTGGCCCTACTGGAACAGGAATTCAGTTCGTTTCGCACGATACTCAGAATCATACCCTGACTTTCCAGTTTACGGACACGCTATCCGATTTGACGGTGGATTTACCGCAAGGAGACACTGGCCCTGCAGGTCGTAGTATCTCAAGCATCTCCAAATCAGGAGATGTGATGACAATCAACTACGATGACGGTTCTTCTCCGACCCAGATCTCAGGAATTCGTGGCCCTGCAGGAGATGCTGCCACGATCACCGTCAGTGCAACGAATACATTAGCGGCAGGAGCATCTGCTACCGTTACGGAAACGGGAACCAGCAATTCTCAGAATCGAGAATTGATTTTCAACATCCCTGCTGGTGCAGACGGAGCAGATGGAACAGACGGAACAGACGGAGACGATGGAGTTTCTGTTACCGATGTCAATCAAGTCAACTCCACTACCATCAACTTCAGTCTATCCGACAGTACAACCACTTCCAATATCACTCTTCCTGTTCCAACTGCTGCTGACGTTCTCCCAAGCTACACGAACAACGCAGGAAAAATTCTCGCAGTCAACAGCACTGCAAATGACATCGAATGGATCACTGGATCGGGAACAGGGACGGTCACTAGTGTTGGACTGACAGGTGCGAATGGAATCAGTTTCACAGGAAGCCCGATCACAACCAGTGGCACAATTAGCACAACCGTAGATGCTGCTACGCTAAAAAGTCATTTAGCGATTGATTGGACAGACGTTGCGAATAAACCAAGTATTCCTGTCAGTGGAACAGACTTTGATCCTATCGGCACAGACAATAGCACTAATGTTAGTTTAGTAACCACAAGCTATGATTACTTATCCCTTACCGGACAAGCAATAACACTAGGGGCAATTGATTGGACAACAGACATTTCAAACAAACCTACGATTCCTGTCAGTGGAACAGACTTCGATCCAGTTGGCACAGACAATAGCACAAACGTAAGCCTAGTAACAACCTCCTACGATTACCTCTCCATCACAGGCCAAGCAATAACGTTAGGTGCAATTGATTGGACAACAGACATTGCAAATAAACCAACCATACCTGTTTCGGGAACGGATTTCGATCCAGTTGGCACAGACAATAGCACGAATGTTTCGTTAAACACTACAAACTACGACTACTTATCAATCACAGGTCAAGCAATAACACTAGGGGCAATTGATTGGACAACAGACATAACAAACAAGCCAACAATCCCTGTCAGTGGAACAGATTTCGATCCTGTAGGAACTGATAACAGTACAAATGTGACACTCAATAATACGACCTATGATTACCTGACGATTTCTGGTCAGGCAATCACCGTTGGGCAGGTTGATTGGACAACAGACATTGCAAATAAACCGTCAATCCCTGTTTCTGGGACAGATTTCGATCCGGTAGGAACAGACAATAGCACCAACGTAAGCCTTGCCACCGTTAGCAACAACTATCTTAGTCTCAGTGGGCAGGAGATCACAGCAGGAACAATCCCTTATCAACTTGGTGGAACCGGACTAACTGCTTTGGGATCTGCAGGACAAGTCTTGAAAGTGAATTCAGCAGGGACCGCACTGGAATATGCAACTGACAACACAGGTGCGGCATCAGGCGCAGATCCTGTCGTAATGGCAATCGCACTAGGTTAAAATATGGCAAATGCATTCCTCCGAAAAACCGTAACCGCAGGAACTTCAAGAACTGATGTTTTAGCGTCAGATGTTGCTTCAGCAACAGAAGTCGTTTGCATCGGACTGATAGCATCTAACAAATCTTCTGCGTCTCGTACACTAACTGTTGAAATTAAGTACGATACTGGAACTCCTAGCTACACCAGCTACATTACAAATATTCCAATTCCAGTGGGATCTTCTGTAAATCTTCTAGACGGTGGAAAACTGGTACTTGTGCCGAATGAAAACCTGACGGTTACCGCAGATTCGGCATCAGCCGTAGATGTACATCTCAGCTATCTGGAGATCACCTGATGAGTTACATCGGCAGCAAAAGATCGAGCAGTCTAGTAAGTTTTGATGATGGAACGATTGGCAGTGGAGTGACGTTTCCTGCTGGGCATATTGTGCAGTCAGTAATTCCAGCTACTATTGGAAATATAGATACTAGTGCGATCACAGCACAGGGCACACCAGAGGGGTTTGGTGATGTCATCAACCAGATTACAATAAATTCTGGGAATGGAGTTTTAATCTATTTACATGTTGGAGTGCAAATAAATGCTAGTGGCAATTGCTTTGGAGGAGTATTAATCTGCAAAGGTACAGTTAGCAGTGTTGGGACATCACTTGCGTTTAATGCACCAGGTTCAAGTGAAACAATTAACAGGGTTTTTTATACAAATCTATGGGCATATGATCCAACACCTGCAAGTACCTCACCTAGCTATGTTTTTGGCTTTTCTAAAGGTTCAGTTGCTACAGCAAGTCAACAAATTTATGTTAACAATTCACTCAATTTTTATTGCCATTTATATGAGGTACAACAATGAAATTGACTGAATTTGATATTAACCGTTGCCGTAATAGTTTAGTAAACCAAGGAATCACAAGTCCATCATTGAATGAAATAGGGTTTGAATTTCTAAGAGAAATTAGAAATGCAAAGCTAGCACAATCCGATTGGATGGCAGTAAGCGATAGAGTAATGACACAAGCACAAATCGACTACAGACAAGCACTCAGAGAGTTACCCCAAACTGCAGACCCACAACTAGATGAGAACGGACAACTCACCAACGTAACGTGGCCTACTTATGAGTAATGCACGAACATTAGCAAATTTAGTACCAGATGGGCTGGATGACTATGAAGAAGGGACTTGGACTCCAAGTTATTATAATCTAACTACCACGGGCACTGTTACACATTCTGGTACATATACAAAAATTGGTAGATTAGTTTACATTACAGCTACTGTTACGAGAGTTAGTGGTGATGTTTCAACAACAGAGTCTTTGACAAACATCAGTAATCCTCCTTTTTCAGCATCTACTACTCAGGCTTTAGGTGGCGCAGCTAGAGTAGGTAATATTAATAGTCCTGGAGGCTCTGTTATGTCAACTTCTGGCGGTGGGTCGCTTTGGCTTCCAACAATTTCAGCGACTCCACAAAGTCTAACTTTTGCTGCTCTTTATTTTACAACCTAATTTACACCAGATTAGTGTAGACGGTATTTAA